TGATTACTCTGCACTACTATGCCGTGCTCCTTGATGGTGCGTGTCTTGAGCCGCGCTCTTAGTCTATCGTTTGACTCTGCCTTGACTGTGCGTGGGAAAGGCAGCTTGATTTTGGTTCGCTGCTTGGGCGGTATGTCCCCGAACAGGGCAACCACGCGCTGCTTGTGCCTGTCCTTCACCCAGTCCGTCCAGTGGATGCCGCCGTTGGGTAGCTTGCGTTCTCGGGCCAGCACAGCGGGGGTTTGGCGGCTGCGTATGTGGTTGGTGAATTCCTCCCGCAGTTTTTCCAGCACCATGATGTAGCCCTCGATGGCGACCAGCTTTGGGGACAGCGTGTCCCCAACCGATTGCTTCTTCTCGTAGTTGCGCATCGAGCGTAGGGATTCCCTCTCCATGCGTAGGCCATCGAGCAGCGGTCGCCACTCCGCCCTGACTTTGGTGCGCTGCGCTTGGTCTGAGCGCATGGCTGCCTTCTGCGCTAGGACTGTGGCCTTGATGTGTTCGCGGTGTTCCTGCGGTACGTCCAGCTTCATGACGTGGTTGTGCAGTTGGTTGGGCGTGAGCCGCATGAGGTGTGTGTACTGGTGTGACATGACTGATACTCCGTATAATCTCGGTTGGGGACAGGCTGTCCCGATCCCCATTATACAACATTGATTTGATTAGACAAAAACTGTCCGAGATTACCGGACGTAGACCAAAAATTCGACACTCGGTTCTCCCTCTCATAGCGGGGTGATTTGGGGGTGATTTGTCGCGGTATCTATCTCGCGCAGGGTTGCAAGGCCCCCGAGGAAAACAGGGAAAGTGTCGGCAAAGTATGGAGGCATATATATAAAACTCTTTTAAATGTATTTATATATATATAGAGAGGCCGCGGGTTAGCTAAGTCCTTGATTTATAACGCTTAATTGATGTCGAGAATTTGGTCTAGGTTCGGTAATCATGGATAGCAAATTTTGTGGTATTTATACAACGTATAATGACTGTTGGGGACATGGTGTCCCCGACTAGGTTAGGCTTTGTAATAGGACGTGCTGTCCCATGCGCCATTGCCGTAGCGCGCCGTCTCAATCGCTATCCTTGGGATGGTCTTGTCCACAACGTGGACAATCTTTCGGTCACCCTCATGGGTGCAGGGGTCGGCAGTCGCAAGTTTTGTAAGCTTGCCTTTTTTACTGACGCTGTACAGCGTCTGGCTGTAGTTGAACCCGCCGCTAATGCGGTCGGGTGCTTGGTTCATTGGCAGGTAAGTGATGGTCATGGTTTTCTCCTAGTTTGTGGTTAAGTGGTTGGGGACAACTTGTCCCCGACCAGCATCAATAGTCCAGCCAATCGCCCTGCGCTTCGATGTGTTCGCGTGCGGTTTCGTAGTCGGTCATGGGCAGGGCGTGCTCCGCTATGGTTTCAGGGCCGAAGGCCAACACGGGACACCAACGCCCAGTTGCGCCTCGCGCTAGGGCATACGCGCCCATTACAGGCTCGGCGTACTTTTTGTCGGTGATGTCGCACTCACGGATCATTGCGGGGATGTACATGGTTTCTCCTAAGTATAAAAAGTGACTGAGCAGTCACGAAATGCACCAATGGTGCACGAAACATACGCGATAGACACAAAACAGAACACCGCGTCATCCCCGCCCTCGGAGCCTGACGCGGAAAAACCAGTCGGGGACAGCTTGTCCCGAACCGATTAATACTGGATTCCGGCTTTCACGGCTGCGAGGAAAGCAGCAAGCTGCTTCTTGTCCAAGCCCGCAGCGATCACGGCGTCGATCGTGCTATCCACGAGTGCCGTAGGCACTTTGACATCGGCCTTCTCCTTGTGGCCGGAGACTTCGCCGACAATTTCCTTCACCAAACGGCCCAATGCCTTACGGCAAGCCTCGTACATGGGATGCTCTGCATCCAGCACCATTTGGCCCTTGGCCTTGGATTGGTCGCTACCCTTTACAAGGGTAACGTTGTACTTGGGATAGCTGGCTACCTCTGGTAGCAACGCGGCGCGGATGGCTTCCGCCGTTTGCTTCGCAAACTGCACACGCAAGGCCGCTATGTGATCGCCGTAGGCGAAAGCCGCGTCAAGAGCGCCGTGAACGTGAGAGACGGCGGAAGTGGTTGTGATTGCTTTTTTCATGGTACGTTTTTCCTTGAGTTAAGTTGATGCCGCAGAGGGCTAATCCCTCATTGGCAAAACCAGTATCGCATGGCCCCCCATTTGATCGGCGAGTTGACCCCTATTCGTGGCCGGTTTGGGACGATTTGTCCCTATCCCTTGCGTTCCTGACCCTGCGACCCCCACCATACCCCCATCACCCCTTTATGGCGTCATGGTGACCATCTAGCACGAACACTGTTTTGCACCCGCAAACCAAATTTTTTAAAAATAGCTGCGGTAATCACAAAATCCGTAGCCTATAAGCTACAACCAGCCCCAGCAAACACCCCCCACCTTGAAAATTAAACGCCTGCCGTAAAAATTTCTACAAAAAATAAGGAATACACGGCCTATTACTCTGCAATAGGCTGCCTATAAAACAAAAAAAACCCCCGGGCATAACACCGGGGGTTTAAAAAATGGGTAATCAACCCACTCAAGGAGAAGCAACATGCCAAAAAATTGCCATATCACCGTAATCGAGTATATACTAACGCCAACGAGGCTGCAAGGGCTTACGCATGTTGGAACATTTGATAGAGTTTGAACCGCACGTCGAGGACTACGACGCAGAGAGAACCCCGCTTGACAAAGCAGGGGTAGCGGACACTGTTGACGCCCAAGTCGAGACGGCAAACTGGCTCAAAAGCCTTGGCGCGGTGGACGAAGATACCGCAGTTGACAAAGCCCAGACCGATTTCGCACGAAAAGCGTTCACAAACATCGTCACTGGGCAGCCGACAGAACTGACAAAAGACTCCATCACCAAAATACAAGTCCCTGCTGCGGTGCAGCATTTAGTTGGGATGCTTACGGCCTACGACTGGGAATTTGTCCATCAGGCGCAGCAACTGCGCGGCTACTGCGTAGCCCAACTGGTCGAGGAAACCAAAAATCACAGCGCCAGCATCCGGCTCAAGGCGCTCACAGCGCTGGGCAAGGTCACCGAGGTCGGGCTGTTCACCGAGAAAATCGAGATCAAGAAGGACGAGATGACCGACCTTCAGTTGGAGCAGCGGATCAAGGACAAGCTGGCAAAATTCATGCAGATCGTGGACGTGGTTGAGATCGAAGACACGGAAATCAAGACAACGCCAGCCCCGTTAGACACCGATGCACCTAAATAAGTTCACCACGCTTACTCCTCGGGAGATTGCAGCCATCCAGTTGGCGCTTCCTAGTATGTCTATTGCGGACAAGATGGAGTTGTTGGACGACTTGGAGATCAGAGAGCGGCGCGCCTCCTTGGTAGCGGCCAAGACCAACATGCTGGGGTTTGCCACGGAGGTCTACCCGGGATTCAAGGTAGGGCCGCACCACAAGAAGCTGGCCAAGATATTCACGGACGTGATCGAGGGGCGCAAAAAGCGGGTCATCATCAACATTGCCCCACGTATGGGCAAGTCCGAGTTCTCGTCCTACCTGTTCCCGGCGTACTTCCTTGGCAAATTTCCAGCAAAGAAAATTATCATGGCCACGCACACGGCGGGCCTGTCCGAGGACTACGGGCGCAGGATCAGGAACTTGTTAGACACGGAGGAGTACCATGGCATATTCCCAGACACCAATGTGGCGTCAGATCAAAAGGCGGCTGGCAAATGGTCTACTGCTGCTGGCGGGCAGTACTATGCTGCTGGCGTGGGCGGCGCTCTTGCTGGTCGCGGTGCTGACTTATTTGTCATTGACGATCCCCATTCAGAACAGGACGTAAAAGCCAACAGCCGTCTAGCGTTTGACACGGCGTGGTCGTGGTTCCAAACCGGCCCGTTGCAGCGCTTGATGCCGGGAGGGGCGATCATTGTCATCATGACGCGCTGGGGTAAGCTGGACTTGACCGGACGGCTGATCGACTACCAGATCAAGAACCCACAGGCCGTGCCGTGGGAGATCGTAGAACTGCCAGCCATCCTCAACGAGGACACCGAGACCGAGAAATCCCTCTGGCCAGAGCAGTGGCCACTGGAGCAGTTAAAGGCGACTAAGGCATCCATCGACCCCCAGTACTGGAACGCCCAGTACATGCAGCAACCAACTTCCAACGCGGCGGCCATTATTTCCAGAAAGCTCTGGCGCATCTGGGAGCCCGAAGATCCGCCAAAGTGTGACTACATTATCCAGTCGTGGGACACGGCGCACGAGACAAAGAATCGGTCGGACTACTCCGCCTGCACAACTTGGGGTGTGTTCTACAACGAGCAGGAGCGCGACGAGGCACAGGTCATCCTGCTGGACGCATTTAAAGACCGGATGGAGTTTCCCGAACTCAAGGCCGCAGCGCTCAAGCACTATAAAGAGTGGGAGCCCGATGCGTTTGTGGTGGAGAAGAAGGCCGCCGGTGCACCGCTGATCCAAGAGTTGCGCCAGATGGGCATTCCGGTGCAGGAGTTCAGCCCCAGCCGGGGCAACGACAAAATTGTGCGGGTCAACGCAATTGCGGATTTATTCAGTTCGGGTAAAGTCTGGGCTCCAGACACACGCTGGGCACGGGAAGTGATCGAGGAGGTTGCCTCCTTCCCCAACGGTGATAATGATGACTACGTGGATACGACCAGCCAAGCTTTGCTACGATTTCGGCAAGGCGGATTTATCTCGTTGGACAGTGACGAGAAAGACGAACCCAAATACTTTCGCCGCAGGGCGGCTGCATATTACTAAGGACAGAACATGGCTACCAATGTTGACAAAGCGCTGTACCAGCAACCCGCAGGAATTGACGCACTGGCTGAAGATGAGTCTCCGTTGGAGATCGAGATCGTTGACCCTGAGGAGGTCAACATTGGCATTGACGGGATGGAGATCAGCCTAAAGCCCGGTGAGGACGACGGCGAAGAAGGGTTTGATGACAACCTTGCCGAGTACATGAGTGACGGTGCCATGCAGACAATGGCCGGGGATCTGGCCTCTGATATTGACAATGACAAAGCCTCACGCAAGGACTGGGAGAAAGCCTACGTCGAAGGACTGAAGCTACTGGGCCTCCAGTTTGAGGAGCGCACGGAGCCGTGGAACGGGGCCAGTGGCGTGTTCCACCCCATGATTACCGAAGCCGTTGTACGGTTTCAGGCTGAGATGATTACCGAGACTTTCCCTGCCGCTGGGCCGGTTAAGACCAAGATCATCGGGTTGGATACGCCAGATGTCAAAGAGGCGGCTACCCGCGTCGAGGACGACATGAACTTCCGCCTGACGGAGAAAATGGTGGAGTTCCGCCCTGAGCATGAGCGCATGCTGTGGAGCCTCCCGGCCACCGGCTCTGCGTTCAAGAAGGTGTATTACGACCCCAATTTGGGGCGTGAGGTGTCGATGTTTGTCCCAGCAGAGGATATCTTGCTGCCCTACGGCACCACGGACTTGGACACCTGCTACCGCCTGACGCATGTCATGCGTAAGACCAAGAACGAGATTTTGAAGCTCCAGCAGGCTGGGTTTTACATTGACTTTGAGTTGCCTGATGCCCCCAAGGATCGCACGGACATTCAGAAGGCCAAGGACAAGGAGACAGGGTTTAACGACCTGAACGACGAGCGCTATACCTTATATGAGTGCCACGTTGACCTTGACTTGGAAGGCTATGAGGACGAGAACGAAGACGGCGAAGTTACCGGCATCATGCTGCCCTACGTAGTAACCCTAATAAAAGGAACAAACAACGTCTTGTCGATTCGTCGCAACTGGAAGGAAGACGACGACCTTAAACTTAAGCGCCAGCACTTTGTACACTACCAGTACATCCCCGGCTTCGGTGCGTACGGCTTCGGTCTGTTCCACCTGATCGGTGGCTATGCCAAGTCGGCCACCTCCCTGATGCGCCAACTTGTGGACGCGGGAACGCTGTCCAACCTGCCGGGCGGGCTTAAAACCCGTGGGATGCGGATCAAGGGCGACGATACCCCGATCGCTCCGGGCGAGTGGCGCGATGTGGACATCGGCTCGGGAGCGCTCAAGGACAATATCCTGCCCCTACCATATAAGGAGCCCAGCCAAGTCCTGATGTCCCTGATGGGCCAGATCGTGGAAGAGGGCCGCCGGTTTGCTTCAACGGCGGACATGCAGGTGTCGGACATGTCGGCGCAGGCCCCGGTGGGTACCACCCTTGCGCTGCTAGAGCGTCAGCTTAAAGTGATGACGGCTGTGCAGGCCCGTGTGCATTTTGCCTTGAAGCAGGAGTTAAAGCTCCTCAAGACTATCATCCGCGACTATACAGACCCAGACTACGCGTACGAGCCGGAGTATGGCAACCGTCAGGCCAAGCAGGCCGACTATGACTTGGTGGACTTGATTCCCGTCTCCGACCCCAACGCCGCCACCCTGAGCCAGCGCGTCATCCAGTACCAAGCGGTCATCCAGATGGCGCAGATGGCACCGGACATTTATGATCTGCCCCAGTTGCACCGGGGGATGCTGGAGGTGTTGGGCATTAAGAATGCCGAGAAGCTGGTGCCGATCGAGGACGATATGAAGCCGGTTGATCCTGTGTCTGAGA